GAAAGCTGCACAAGAGTGTTCTTTATTATTAACTCCTGGTAAAGCAAAAATAGCAAGACTCCCTCTCAAGGATGCAAATGAAATGCTCGTTGCGGGAAGAGTCAAAGAACTTCTTGATGCACAATGGGAAGCAAAACCGTTTAGACCAGACGGTATTGTTCCTGGCGATGAACTTTGGGAGATACTTAGTTCAGATGATGATGCCGAAAGCGTCCCTTACCCGTTTGATGGTCTTAACTCCAAAACACACGGGATTAGAAAGGGCGAGATTGTAACAATCACAGCAGGTAGTGGGATAGGAAAATCCTCCCTTACCAAAGAGATTGCATACAAGCTAATCAAAGATGGTCTAACGGTTGGTTATATAGCTCTAGAAGAAAGTAACAAGCACACTGGGCTTGGTATTATGGGACTAGAGTTAAACCAACCACTACATTTATCAAAAGACGGAGTGACAAAAGATGAGCTTAGAGACGCTTACACCGCTACCGTGGGCAATGGTCGTGTTTTTCTTTATGACCATTGGGGGTCTACAGATTCCGATAATCTATTACAAAAAATCAGGTACTTGGTCAGAGGCTGTGGCTGTGATTACATTATTCTTGACCACCTCAGTATCGTTGTTAGTGGTTTTGATGGCAGTGATGAACGCCGCCTAATTGACAATACAATGACAAAACTTCGTACACTTACGGAAGAAGTACAGTGTGCAATGGTATTGGTCTCACACCTTAAGAGACCTTCGGGGGACAAAGGACACGAGGAAGGTGCAGTGACTTCACTAGCACAACTTCGGGGTTCCGCAGCGATTGCTCAGTTAAGCGATATGGTTGTGGGTTTGGAGAGAAATCAACAAGACCCAGAGAATGCCAACTTAACAACAGTCAGAATTTTGAAGAACCGTTGGAGTGGTGAGACAGGGATTGCCTGCCACCTCACGTACAACAAATCAACAGGACGTATGACAGAGACAATCTTTGAAGAAGAAACTAACGAGGAGATTAATTTTTAAATGTTGTACACAGAGGCAGAATTTAGGAAGGCGTACATCGTCTACCTGATTATGCTCTACGAGTTAGAATCTGAGTCAGGCATTGATTTAGGTGAATACCCATCAGCCGAACAATTCAGATTTATTTATGAACAAGAGCGAAATGCAAGCTTACATTAGTGCGGAGACACAATGAAATATATATTAGATTTAGAAACAGATGGCTTATTAGATACCGTAACCAAGATACATTATATCGTTTTACGAGGAGTAGAGAACGACCAAGTTCATGCTTTCTCAGGTGACATGCTAAGTGAAGCCATCCCTTATCTGGAGAATGCAAGTGTTTTAGTAGGGCATAACTTAATAGCTTATGACTTACCTGTTTTAAAGAAGCTTATGGGCTTCACATTTAAGAAGGAAGTTATAGATACCCTAGTTTGTTGTAGAACCATTTGGGCAAATGCAATGGAAATTGATGCCCGTAAAGATGAGCTACCAAGAAAACTATGGGGCAGTCACTCACTCAAAGCCTGGGGTTATAGACTAGGTGAATTGAAGGGTGACTTTAATGATGGAACGTCTGAGATTTGGGACGAGTTTACAGAGCAAATGCTCACATACTGTGTGCAAGACACAAAGGTAACAAAGAAACTCTACGAATTTATTCAGACCAAAGAATTTAGTAAAGACGCATTAGATTTAGAACACAGAGTTGCTACCGAAATGTTCAAGCAAGAACAAAGAGGATTTGTGTTCGATGTTGAGAAAGCACAGTTTTTGTTCTCAGAAATAGCAGCACGAAAGTTTGATATAGAACAAGAATTACAGGATACCTTTGAACCAACTATAGTGGAACTCAAAACAAAAACCAAAGTTATCCCATTTAATCCTGCAAGTAGAACTCAGATAGCAGACCGTCTTATGAAGAGAGGTTGGGAACCAACAGAAGTTACCAACACTGGTCAGCCTAAAGTTGATGAGAAAATCTTGGCAGGGATAGATATGCCTGAAGCAAAACTACTTCTTGAATATCTGATGTTGAATAAACGCTTGGGTCAGTTAGCAACTGGTAAACAAGCATGGTTAAAATTAGTTAAAAATGACAAACTACATGGCAGAGTTAATCACATGGGTGCAGTCACGTCTAGGTGTACGCACAGCCATCCTAATCTGGCGCAAGTCCCTTCTGTGGGTGCTGTGTATGGTAAGGAA